CAACAAGATTTCATAGCAGCCCATACGGACCGCTATCTGCGGATCTCAAAACATGAGATTCCGGACTGGCGCGTGTAATGACCCGAGTGACTTACCGTCACGTAGGTCATCGTACGGCGTAGGCGTTTACCCGTAATTTCAGAACGGGTAAAACTGATCGGTTCCGCCTCTTTAGTTACAAGAGGTGGAACATAATCGTCAATGGCTAGTCTTTCGTCGATCTTCGACGCAAGAATATTGCCATTGCGACCCGGCAAGCAGTCTCGACTATAGTAAATATCAGTCGTTTCGTGCTTGGGCTTAAGGGCTTCCCAGAGATACGGGGCATGTCTAGTTTCCTTTCTCATTTGAGGTTTTAGACTCAAGTATGAGAATCGAAACAGTCCATGCCCAATACTCTTGAGGGAGGCCACACAAGCACTCTTGAGAAACATCCAAGAGTCCGGTGAAGGACATTTAATTCCAGAATCATCAGGGAAGTCGTAAGGGACTCTTTTACAAGAGCCAACAATACGTTCTATCTCTGATGTTAGGAATCGTAATGTCCTAGCGATCTCATACTCGGTCCATCTGCGTAATAAACCATTAACGCATTTGTAGAGTATGGCCTCGTAGGTTTTTGGGCCTACAGTAGCCGCCCCATTTCTAGGCTGAAATGGGCGTACGTCCATCCCGCGGTAGTAATCACCACCGCAGGACTCCCTGAATTGGCCTCTCGAAAACGATTTTTCAATGTTAACGAGAAAACCAATTTCCTGAAAGTGCAAGACTACTTGCTCATGCATACGGGATGAATAAATCATATCATCACCGTACACTGAGATTAGTCTTCTATCTAATCGGTCAAAATAAACCGATTGGATAGCTTTCAGGAGGGCCAGGAAGACCAACGTTTGAAGCGGGAACGTGTATCCTATCCCCATTGTGCAGAAGGTAAAACTTTCTACACTTTGAGAATTAGGTAAAAGGACGTTTCCAATTCTTGACCGGGTAAGAATCTGAACCCAGTCAGGAGGGAAAAGCCTTGAAACTAATGCAACAGATATAGAATCTGATGCACTAGACAAGTCGCAAGTTGTATAACCGTTTTCAGTCATACAGCTTGCCATTCGGGCAAGATGCCTGTGACGCTGTTGAAGCGTACAGATATCATAACCCTCCCGCTTCAGTCTCTTTCGGATAATTTCTCCGAGGCCATATGACATATAACTGCCTATGGTCGTATTGGGCATGATAGCCCTAAGAGACTTAAACGTCTTCGGGACAAGCGCCAGCGTCAGAGAACTCGTTGGATGGTAGGTGGATCCTTGCGGATCTCTATCACGTTGAAGTGCGAAATACTTCTGCACACATTCAACTTGACTCATTTCTGAGTCAAACCATTCAATTTGTTCTAGAGAGCCGGAAATAGGCATTTCCCAACGAGCTGCTAATGATGCAGCTCGCGCAGGAATGCCGACCGACGCCCGTCTTCCAAACCGACAAAAGGCACGATGTTCTTCATCGTCGTACACTCCTAATACTTTGGAGATGTAGCCCGCGGCTCGATCAAGCACAAGATTAGTTTTTGCACTAACTTGCGACAGGTCGAGGGCTCGGAGCCGATCTTGAGTCTCGAGGAAAGTAGAAATCGCTTTCGCTTCAAGTTCTTGATCGCTATAGATATCCTTTTGGAATCTATGCCTTTTGAAAATTGATTGCAGCTGGTATAGAGCCTTTAAACGATAAGGCTCATGATCAGCATGCAAATCAATGTCGGGCACACTTTGACGAATCAGACTAGGGTTTACAGTCCGTAAAGACTGTAAGAACCCATCGCAAAAGTCTGGTTCGTTCAATGTGTCTTGGAAGTCCCTGACAAGAAATGATGACAGTTTAATCATCATTTCATCGACAGAGTAAGTAAGCTCTGTCTTGTGGATCCGTCGCATTCTCTACCTCCTTATGGTTGAGAAAGGTGAGAAAGGTCTCTTAACTCAGAGACCCATTCGCCCAGAATGAAGTAACATCCGAGTCAGTCAGAAGCTGGGCGCCAAGGACACAAAGGTCCAAAGCGTCAGCAGCTGAAGTCGACGGATGCACTTCGCGTTCGATTCGGATAGTATTGAATACCACCGAACCGTCAGTGAGAATGACAGGTCGAGCCAACGAAATGCTCTTCTTGTCCTTCCCATATGCGCCGGTCTTTGCATCGAGCGAAGGCGGACGGTATTTTACCGTTGCCATACGCCTTGTCTGATAGTCCGTGTCTCCAGGGACTATCAGGTGCAGACCATTCTGAATGCTAACGCCATCATCGGCGAAAGCAAGGGCAGATCCACCTGACGCGCTTACTGTTGCGCCGGTGAGTAGAGACATATTTTTCAGTCCCATGAGGTTACCTCCTGTCTAATGCCGAAAAGTCTTAAGCTTGTTCAAAATCTGACCAAGCGAAAGGCTCATGGCATCGACCTGTTGCAACCGCGTAAGCGAAGTTGGCTTAGCGGTTGGCGTGGATGATAGACTTTGGTTGACATACCTAGTGTAGTAGTTCTGCAATCTTGAAGAACCACCAACAGAAGGTGTGTACGTTGTAACTGGTGCAGAAGCAATACGACAAGATCCTATAACATCTAAGACCTTTTGTTCGTAATCTTCGATGCAAGTTACCCAATTACCCTTATAAGTTACAAAAGGGTTAGGAGTAATAGCTTGCAACCAGTCACCAACGTTCGTAAACCAGTCTACCACGAAAGAGAACGGTACAGCTTCCCAAACCGTAGCAGGGAGATCAGAGAGGCGAGCCCCTCCAACCATCCGATACGTCTGAGCCACTGAACGTGCATTTACTGTGTAAATGACACCCGCGCTCACCGCAGCTTTACGACTGCTGCGAATTACACCACTGACGGAATCCAGTCTTGGAATTCCGCCGGCCACGGTAAAGTTCGAGCTAGCAACACGCTCGAGCTTCTCCGACGACCGGGCTACAAGGGTTCTGGTCGTTCGTGCCTGCTGAATCTTCTCAGCGCTGTGCATTAAAGCCACAGCATCAGACACGATCGGCCGCCAACCGTAGCGATATTCGAGCCAGGCATCCGCCGTAGCTCGAGCAGCACTAACAGCTGTCTTTCCGAGTCGACCAAAGCGATACTTCTCCATTTTCTTGAGAAGGTCTCTGGACGAGCCGAATGGACGTTTGAGCATCCCGACCGATTTGTCGAGATCTTTAAGGTTTTCCCCACCTAACACAATGTTAGGGTCCACTCTTGCGTAAGCTTTCGCAAGAGCAATTGCACGAACTGACAATAAGTCATTTGTCCAGTTAGCAATTTCAGGAAGAGGAATTCCAAGCTCAAAGAACGCAGCGTAATCGCCAAAATTCTCTTCAGATCCCCACACAGGGTGGGGCCCAAGAGTAAAATGGCTGATTACAGGTACTCGAGAAATCCGAGTGAACTGGCAAGGGTTAACAATAACTTCACCAGAACCGCTTCGGCGGTTCCAGTTCGGTGTCAAGTTATCCTTGATAGTCCGCTGATCTCCTTTCCATGCGGCGCTTGAAGCACCGTATGTGTAAGAAGTCACAGAGCCACCAACGGAAGTGTGGATGTATCCAACACGATCCGTTGCTTGCTTTGTGTCGGAAATTCGAGTACGACTGTAGATGTCCATTACGTCCTCCTTGTAGAATCTATACATTGGTATGTATAGTTATTAAACGAGTCTTCTGGGTCTCCAACTTAGCTGTATGCTAAGCGG